CTGCTCTTACAGGAGTTGTTATTGGCGATGTTTATAATGTAGTTGCTGCAGGCACTCTAAATGGAGAAGCTTTTGAAGCTGGTTCAAACTTTGTAGCAATTAAAGCTGGTGCAGGAAATCAAATAGGAATGTGGGATAAGCTAGGTGGAACAATTGATCTATCTGCTTATGCTACTAAAACCACAGTTACAAGTGAAATTAGCACTAAGATTGGAACTTTAGATAAAACTGATACGGCTGTCGCTGGACAAGTTGTTTCTGCAGTTTCTGAAACTGATGGTATTATTACTGTTTCCCGCAGAGCTCTTGTAGCAGGTGATATTCCTACTTTAGCTACTTCTAAAATCTCTGGACTTGATACTGCTCTTAATGGAAAGGTTCCAACTACAAGAACTGTTAATAGTAAACCATTATCAGCTAATGTAGTACTTGCTGGTGCAGATATTCTAGTTGGAGGTGATGGAACATATGGTGAGAATGATCTTCAAACTGCAATTGAAGCAATGGATAGCAGAATTACTTCTGCCGCTGCTTCTAGAGTTCAATCATTTGGAGGACAGACTGGAGCTATTACTGTAGATACAGCTAATACTACTAATGGACAGGTTAAATTTAGCATGTCTAGTAAACAGCTTAAAGGTACAGTTAATGGTCTTAAGAGTGCAGCTTATACCGAATCAAGTGCTTATGCAACTTCTGCTCAAGGTGCTAAAGCTGATTCTGCAATTCAGGTAGTTAATGGCACTGTTTCTAATTATATCGCAACTAGTAAAAGTGAAACTACAGTAACAGTTACTTCTATGCTGCAGGCTGTAGCTAGTGCAAGTTCAACTGCTAAAGGTCTTGCTGAAGCTAGTGATGTAAAAGCTTATGCTGATGGTTTAATGACTTGGGTTGAATTCGAATAAATTAAGATAATAAGGGGATAGGGATTTCCCTATTCCCTTTATTTTTAACCTATAATATTATAGGTGCTATAAAA